ATCTGTGGGAAGCTCTTCGCACCTCTATGGCTGCCAGGGATTCCCAAATGATCGCGATTACCACAGCTGGGGGAGCTTACACCTTCGCCCACAAGTGGCATGAGTATGCTGTCCGGGTTCAGGAGCAGCCTGAGATTGATCCCTCCTGGCTTACCATCATCTACGGAGCAGAGGACCACGAAGATCCACATGATCCAAAGGTCTGGGCTAAAGCCAACCCATCCCTGGGGATTACGGTGAACATGAGGTACCTGGAAGAGATGTCCAACACGGCCAAGCATGACGAGCCAACGCTCCTGTCATTGCGTAAGCTGCACCTCAACCAGTGGGCAGGATCCGCGCAGCCATACATTGAACTCAGCAAATGGCTCAAGTGCACCAACAAGAAAAAGAGCGTCAAAAATTGGAGATGCTTCCTGGGTGTTGACTTGGCTGCGGTGAATGACTTCACAGCCTATGCGGTCCTATACTTTAACGGCGAGGAGTTCCATTCTGTCCAGTACTACCAGATCACGGACCACGGAATGAACAAAAGGAAAAACAAGTACCCAAACCTAGTCCGCAACTGGATCAAAGATGGAAACCTGGAGGTGAACAAAGGAGAGGTAACTACGACAGCCCACCGCATTGGAATCATTGAGCGGATCATGCAGGAGCACCCGGTGGAGGGCATCTTTTTTGATCCCTGGAACGCAGCGGAGACAGTGGACTCCATGCGCCAGAGATACGGAAAAAACTTCTGCTATGAGGTGAGGCAGTCAGCTCTCATGCTGAATGAGCCCATGAAGCTCTTGTACCGCAGTGTGGTCACCAACAATTTCAGCCATGATGGGAACCCTGTCACGGCCTGGATGATTGGAAATGTATCCCTTCACATTGATAAGAATGACAACTGGACATTTAGCAAGGACAAGGCCCCGGACCGCATTGACGGTGCAGCTGCAATCCTGACGGCATTGGCTGGCTATGTGCACAATGCTCAGACCGGACTCAGCGCATATGATCAGGATGATATTATTTTTGTTTAGAACGAATTTTTTTTGTAAACTTTGTATATACTATGCCGAACATCTTTCAGCGCGTTGTGCGCAGTATTTCGGGCGTTCAGAGCCCTCGCCCCTGGCTGATCAACTTGCTGGGCGGTACTGCCACCTCCGCAGGCGAGACAGTCAGCAATATCAATGCCCCGAAAGTGGCCACGGTGTACGCCTGTGTCAGCCTGATCTCTAACACTATTGCCTCACTGCCTTTCCGACTTTATCGGGAGACGGACGCTGGAAATATCTTGCTTCCTGGTCTCATTGATGACATGGTCCGCAAGCAGCCGAACAAGTACTACAACAGCTACGACTTCCGGAAGGCAATGATGACCAACCTCTTGCTGCGCGGGAATGCCTACATCCTGCCCATGCGAGACGGAGCGAGCTTGGCAGGTATTGAGCTCATTGACAATGACTATGTAACCATTGACACCACCAGCGGAGATCTGATCTATCAACTCCGCCTGAACAATGGTATCAACATGCGCCTTCTGCCTGAGCAAATCATCCACCTCAAGCTTTGGACCATTGACGGAATCAATGGCGTGAGCCCTATTGCCTACGCAAAGGAAACGGTGGGAACAAGTTTGGCAGCGACTAAACACCTGGGCTCATTCTATGGCCGAGGTGCCACGCCAAAAGGAATCCTCCAGATCCAGGGCACGATCCGTGACGCGGACCGCGTCCGTCAGATTGGTCAGCAGTTTGACGAGCGGTATGCAGGCAGCAACGCTGGAGGCACAGCCATCCTCACGGAGGGAGCAGAATACAAGCCTGTGGCACTCTCTAACCGTGAGAGCCAGTTCCTGGAGACATTGCGCTTTGGCGTGGAGGAGATCTGCCGACTTTACAGCGTACCTCCTCACAAGATTGGTCACCTGGAGGGAGCTGGATATGCCAACAGCATTGAAGCTCAGAATGCACAGTTTGTGACGGATTGCATCCGTCCGATTGTGGAGATGATTGAGATGGAGTTTACCAACAAGCTCCTTTCTGGATCTCGCAAGTTTAACCTGGACCTTCGCGCTCTGATGCGTGGCGATATCATGACACAGGTCCAGCGAAATGTATCTTACTGGAACATTGGTGTGTTGAGTGCAAACGACATCCGCAAGGATGAAGGCCTGGATCCCATTCTGGATCCCGAGGCGGACAAGTACAACAAGCCCATGCACATGGACACCCAGCAAAATGATGTAACAAATGGACAACAAGGAGACACGCAGCCTACCCCTGCCGAGTGACGGTGAGAACCGCAATGTGAGCGGGTTCGCTGCTAATTTTTTGGAATACGATCTTGGGAGCTTTCGCGAGCGCATTGAGCGCAGCGCGTTTGACAACCTCGACAACTACGACATCCACGCGCTCTACAATCATGACTATGGGCAGGTCTTGGCTCGCCGTAATAAAGGCAAGGGCACTCTGGATCTTCAAGTAAATGACGAAGGGTTGTACTTCGCATTCGAATTGCCCGACACAGCCACAGGAAACGAGGTCCGCACATTGGTCTCTCGTGGAGATGTGGATCAGGCCAGCTGGGCCTTCACCGTTAAAAAGGAGGAGTGGCTCGATGTGCGCTCTGACAAACCTCTTCGTGTGATCAAAGAGGTCGGTGAGATCTTTGATATATCTTTAACTCCGAGAGGAGCAAATCCAACAACCTCCGCAGCTCTTCGCAGCTTGGAGGCCGTCAAATCTGAATTAACTCAAACCCCTGAAATCGTGGAAAACCCCGAAATCAATGAGGAGCGCGCTGCAAACTTTGTAGACGCTTCCGCAGTGCAGGGCAAGCTCTCCAAGTCGGAGCAGCGTGACCTTGCAAAGTTCAACATCATTAAGGCCATGAACGAGGCCCGCAACGGTAAACTCTCAGGCATTGAGGCTGAGATCAACCAGGAAGGCCTTGCTGAGCGTCGTCGCTTGGGCTTGGCTGATGGCGCAGACAATGCGATCCACATGCCCGAGTTCGTGACTAAGCGTACCAACACTGCAACTGGTGGAGCTTCTACTGGTGGTGATTTGGTCTTCACCGAGCCCGGCCGTTACATCGACTTCCTCTACCCTTCGACTCCGTTGCTGGGCCAGGTGTCTGTGTTTGAAAACTTGGTCGGCAATGTCTCTTTCCCTAAGCAGACAGGTGCCTATGACCTCAACTGGCAGACAGAGACCGGAACGGACACCGCACAGGATCTGACTTTCGGCACGGTAGACATGAGCCCCAAGCGCGCCGTGATCACCGCTTCTGTATCAAACCAGCTTTTGAAGCAAGAGTACAGCCAGGGCATCCAGGCTCGCATGATTGCACAGCTGAACCAGTCATTCAACAAAGGACTTGAGAACGCTATCTTGAACGGTACTGGTGCTTCTAACCAGCCTTCTGGTTTGTACACCCTTTTGAATGGTTCTGCTCAAGAGCTTTCTTTTGCTGGTGCTTTGACCTATGATGACTTGGTTGAAATGGAGAAGACATTGGCCATGTCTGACGCTTTGCAGGGCAACCTCGCCTATGTGACGAACCCTGGCGTTATGGCTTCTTTGAAGAAGACCAAAGTGGACGCTGGCTCAGGCCGTTTCTTGGTTGAGGGTATGCTCGATCCAGTAAAGACCGCCAACGGATACACCGCTTTCTCTACAACTCTCTCTCCTGCTTACTCTGGCCCTGCTTATGGCATTGCCTTCGGTAACTGGTCAGATTTGGCCGTTGGATTCTGGGGCGGCGCGTCACTCATTATAAATCCATACAGTCAGATGAAGAGCTCCATCACAGAGATCTACATCGAGCGATTCATGGATTGCCAAGTCCTTCGCAATGAGTCGTTTGTGATCGCTCAAGATGTAACTATCTAACAATGGCCACAAGCATAGCCTACACGCCCCAGGCGATTGACCTGGCAACAATCAAATCCTTCTGCCGAGTGGATGGAAATGATGATGACACCCTTTTGACCTTCCTCTATGAGGCAGCGTGTGAGGAGGCGTTAAGCTATGCACATGTGGTACTTGGTAGTGCTACAATAACCGCAGACACAGTATGGGTGAGCTCTTATGAGCTCCCCTACTGGCCTGTGGGTTCTATCACCTCAGTCCATGTCACCGTTGACGGAACCCGCACGGAGGACACGGAATACGAGGTACTTGACGGCGTGATCTTCCCATCCATTGGATCAGAGGGAGACCGCATGGAGATTGCGTACACGGCTGGCTTTGCCACCATGCCCAAAGATATCCAACACGCTCTTTATCAGCGGATTAAGTTCGGGTTCGACTTTGGGGATGATATGCCCTACACGCAGCCCCGCTTTTTTGATCGGATTGTATTCCGTTACCGCAGAAACTTTGCATGACCTTAGACCGCAGAATTACTCTCTACCAGCCCACCACGAGCCAGAACAGTTCAGGGCAGGTCAAACGCTCCTTTGCGAGCGCAGGGGATTTCTATGCCCAGGAGGTAATTCCACAGACAGGCACGGTCGGATCTGAGATCTTTGTCAATGATCAGATGCAGAGCCAGTACATGATCACCTGGCGCATGCGATACCAGACAGCTGTCTCAGCTGACTGGAAGATTGGCTTTGGTGGAAAGTATTACGATATTATTGCCGTCACGCCAGAAGGGCGGAAACGCTATATCTTAGTGAAAACTAAACAGCGGGACAATGGCATTCTCTAAGACATTTGTGGTCCGAACTCAGTCCGGGAAGACAATGAGCTTCGAGGACTACCGCAGGCAACTTGCCAAGCTCAGTACTTCCGAGGGCCTGCGCATGCGCGAGCTCCGCAGCTTACTCTGGAAAGAGTCCAAGCCTACGGTGACAGCTGCACGGCGTAAAGCATACGCTGGAGCTTCACGCAAAGCAACGGTCAAGCAGTCGGACGGAGAAACCATGAACCTGTACAACTCCATCCAGCGATTCAAAAACAAGCGCAACCCAGACAAGGCTTATGTGGTCATTGGATTGGTTGAGCCTGACAAGGATGGAGCTATCTACGGACGCGCTCAGCTTTTGGGTGGTGGACCAGGATCTCCAAGCCAAAGCCCGCGCCCTGTTGGTGTTGGCCGTAAAATATCCAAGCAGACACAGCACAACAAGCCGTACAAAAGGAACGGTGTGATGGTTGAGCCAAAGTACATCATCAAAGCAAAGAATTTCCTGTTCAAAGCTGCACAGGATACCAATGTGATGATGAGAGCCCAGGCACTCATGCAGCGACACATGGAGAAACGCTTAAAGGTGCTACTGGGATGAACTACCTCCAATATATCTTCGACGCGGTGGACTATGGCTCCAGTGTGCCTGTATACACCTTTTCTGCTCCCCAGGGAACCACTGAGGATCACATTGTGGTGACAATTCAATCCGTTGATATCACCGAGAACAAAGACCTGAATCCTCACGAGGAGATCATGGCCACGCTCTTTTTGCACTTCAATGATGCTGATGAAGCACAGGCAGAACTCTCTGCAATCCGCACAGCCATCAAAACGGATGTGGACTATATCTCCGCAACTATGGACGGAGTGCAGTTTTTTTACGATGACACAAACGAGCGAATCCTGCTCGCTGCTGACTTTTTATTCATTCTAAAACCATAATACTATGGCATCTATTTCTGGCGGAGAGATCCGCGTACTACTCTCCACGGATGGAGGATCTACTTACAAAGGCTTTGCTCTCGAGAGTGATTGCTCTTTTGAAATGAACGCTGAGACACGCGAGGTGACCAGCAAAGATGACGCTTCGTTCAGAAGCTATGTGGCAAGTGCTAAGAACTGGACCATCTCTGGATCCGCTTTGTTCGGTGATGATGACGCTACCAACTGGAACCCAGACGATCTGTATGCTTCTATTGGTGCAGAGGTAGACATCAAGATCACCCAGTGCGCTGCTGGCACCGTTACACCTGCAACTGGTGAAACGAAGATTGAAGGTGCTGCTATCTTGACGCAGCTCTCCGCTTCATTTCCCGACAAGGATTCAGGCACATACACCTTCAGCCTTCAGGGCTCTGGTGCTTGGACAGTAGGTACCAACTAATAAACAAACAGGGAAATGGCAAAGTTCACATTGGGTGCTGCTCTTCTATACGAAGAGCTAACTGGCAAGAGCATGACTGATATGACCAATCCGAAAATCACGGACATGGTCTATCTGATCTACGCACAGGAATACTGGGATAAGAATGACCGGCCC